AGTTCGTGAAGGCCGTGGTCCTGGACCCGGCCATCTCGATCCTGGAGCAGGTGGCAGGGGTGAAGGTGGAGAGTACCGACGCCGAGACCGAGGCCACGAGGGAGGAGAAGGCTCGGGCGGCCCGGCGGAAGAAGCGCGGCCCGAGGAGGAAGAAGAAGACCCCCGAGGAGCGGGACGCGGCCATCCTCGCGATGGCGGCGAGCCTGGGGCTCCCCATCGAAGAGGAGAAGGGCGGTGGGTAGTTACCCACCGGGGGAGGAGAGTAGGACGAAAGCCGCCGAGACGGCTAATCTCGTGACCGAGGCCCCTGGAGGCTCCACCCGTGGCGGATAGCAACACCATCGGCAAGCTCTTCGTCCAGCTCCTGCTGGACGATGACGAGTTCGATCTGGAGGAACCCGAGCGCCAGATCAAGGAGTTCGGGGCCCAGCTCGACGGCTTCGCCTCCCAGGTGGAGGAGGTGTTCACCACGGCGGCGAAGGCGGTGGCGGCGGCTACCGCTGGCATCGTGGCCTCTTCGGCGGTGGTGGGGGCCAACTTCCAGGCCCAGATGTCCCAGGTGGGGGTGATCGCGGGAGCCACGGGCGACGAGTTCCAGGCCCTCACCGACAAGGCCCGCGACCTCGGGGCCACCACCGCCTTCTCGGCCACCGAGGCGGCCGACGCGATGGGGATCCTGGCGGGAGCCGGGCTCGGGGTGAACGAGGTGATCTCGGCCACCGGGGACGTGCTGAACCTCGCGGGGGCGGGCGGCACCACCCTCGACGTGGCGGCCTCCACCCTGGCCTCCACCCTCTCGCAGTTCCAGCTCACGGCTGGGGACGCGACCCGGGTGGTGGATGTCTTCGCCCAGGTGACGGCCGCGAGCCAGTTCCGGGTGGAGGATCTCGCGGAGGCGATGAAGTACGGTGGCACCGTGGGTGCGGGCTTCGGGTGGAGCCTGGAGCAGACCGTGGCCGCCCTCGCGATGTTTCGGGATATGGGCCTCCAGGGCTCGGCTGCCGGTACCGCCCTCCGCTCTGCGATGGTGGGGGCGACCCAGGCGAACGCCCAGAACGTGGCGGTCCTGGAGAAGTACGGGCTGACAATGGCCCAGATCAACCCGGAGACCCACTCCTTCGCGGAGATCCTCCAGACCGTGGGGAAGGCTGGGATCTCCACCTCCGACGCGATGGTGGTGTTCGGCACCGAGGCGGGTGCGGCCTTCGCCACCCTGGCCCGAGCCGCCGCCGATGGGGACACGAAGTACCAGGACATGCTGGCCTCCCTGGAGGCTTCCTCGGGGACCGCGACCGAGATGTTCGGGCAGATGCAGGATAACGTCCTGGGGGACTTCAAGAATCTCCAGAGTGGAGCGGAAGAAGTCCTCCTCTCGATCTTCGACGCGATGAAGGGTCCGCTGTCCGATGTGCTCCAGGCCCTCTCCGGCACCCTCGCGGAGGTGATCACCTACTTCAAGGCCAACGCCCCGGCGATCACCGCCCAGCTCCAGGCCCAGGCCGACCGCTTCATCGGGTGGCTCACCGAGAACCAGGAGCTGATCGCCATCGCCTTCACCGACGGAGCGAAGGCCGTGGTGGAGCTGATCGATGTGCTCGGCACCCTGGCTCCGATGCTGGACGAGATCGCGATCCTCGTCACCTCCATCTTCGTCGCGAAGAAGGTGCTGGACTTCGCGATGGCTCTCCAGACCCTCGTTCAGGGGTTCGCGGCCATCCGCACGGCCATCCTGGCGACGGATGCCGCCCTCACGGTCTCGACCGGGGGGATGTACGCGGCTGTCGTCGCCGTGGGTGCTCTCGTGGCGGCCATCGGCACCCTGATCTACTCCTACGTGGAGGCGGAGGAGGCGGCCGACCGGTTGAAGGCCGCCCAGGATCGGCTGGCAAAGTCCAACGTGACGGCCGATGCCGCGCGAGCTGCCGCCCTGGAGACCTACCTCACGAAGAAGCGAGCCGAGGCCCAGGCCGAGCTGGAGGCCGGGGCGGCTTCGGGGAACCTCTCCGAGGCCCGGCGGAAGGAGCTGGAGCTGCTCACCTCGCTCACCGGAGCCACCGCCCAACAGATGGAGGCGGCTGGGAAGCTCGTGGTGATCAACGGGGAGCTGCGGACGGTCTCCTCCATCGTGGACGAGGGGGACGTGGAGACCGTCCACGCCCTCACCTCTCGGGTGGAAGCCTTCTCCGCCCAGGCCGAGAAGGCGAAGAAGAACGCCCAGCTCCTCCAGGATCAGATCACCGAGTTCGAGAAGGCTGGCGGCCCCCCCGAGGGGTACGTGGGCACCTACTTCCCCGAGACGAAGACGAAGATCGCGGCTCGCTCCATCGAAGAGCTGACCGCGCAGATGGAGGAGTTCAAGCGGACGGCGGCCGAGTACCAGGGGGCCGCCTCCCAGATCACCTCCGACGCCGGGAAGGCCAACGTGGCGGCCCTCGACGCGGCCCGTGCGGCCGAGAAGGGGGCGAAGAGCGTCACCGCCGGGATGCAGAAGGCGGGCGAGGAGGCCGAGAAGGCCGCGAAGAAGGCCGAGGAGGCATGGGAGCGGGCCTTCCAGAGCGCGACCGCCGCGAGTGCCTCCGCGCTGGCTCGGGCCCGTGAGCAGTACGAAGACACGGTGCTGGACGGGGTGGAGAAGGTGGAGGCCGCCCACGCGCGGGAGCTGGCGGACTTGAAGGCCACGAAGGAGAAGGCCCTTGCCGAGGTGAAGGACAACGAGATCGCCACGATGATCGTGGAGAAGCAGTTTGCCGAGGCGCAGGCCCTCATGGAGAAGCGGCAGGCCGTGGAGACCCGTCGCGCGAAGTGGGAGCAGGTGAAGAAGGAGCTGGAGGATCGCCAGCGCACCGAGGAGGCCGTGCGGGGGTTGGAGGAAGACGGGCTCTCGGAGACGAAGAAGATCGAGCTGGAGCGGACCCACTTCATCGCCACGCACACCACCATGACCGCCGCCCAGAAGGCTCGGGTGGAGGCGGCTTACGCCGCGAAGATCCAGGCCATCCACCAGAAGGATCTGGACGCGGTGGTGGCCCTGGAGCAGGAGGGGTTGAAGCGGTCGAAGCAGATCGAGATCGAGCGGACCAAGTTCTTCCAGGAGCACTCCACCCTCACGACCGAGGAGCGGGCACGGGCGGAGGATGCCTTCACGAAGAAGAAGAAGGACGCCCTGGCCCAGGAGCGAGCCGAGACCATCGCGGCCGTGAAGCAGACGGCCTCCGATGTCCTCTCCGTCCTGGGGACCGTGGCCGGTGCCGTGGTGGACGTAGGAAAGGGAATCGTTCAGGTCGGCGGCTATATCGTGGACGCCCTCGGTGGCATCGTGGAGGCCGCGAAGGAGGTGGTGAGCGCGATCACCAGCATCTTCACCGCGATCACCGGCGGGGAGGTGAGCCTGGACGTGCTCTCCTACATCTCGGATGCCCTCGACCAGATCACCTCCGGCGAGGCTGGGGGGGCCTCGGTGGGGGAGGTGGCGGCCTCTCTCGTCTCGGAGATGGCGGACAACGCCCACCTCTTCCTGGACTCCCTCGTGGAGGGGCTTCCCGACGTGGTGGACGCCCTGCTCACCTACATGCCCGAGCTGGTCCAGGCCGTGGCCGAGGCGCTCCCCTCCCTGGCGGAGGAGGTGGCGGCTCTGATCCCGGACGTGGTGGCCACCCTGGCCGAGAACATCCCCATCCTCCTCCAGGGGATTGCCGACGCGCTCCCCATCGTGATCGAGGCCCTGGTTGACGCCATTCCCGAGATCGTGGCCGTCATCGCGGACGCGGTTCCGACCATCCTCCAGGCCATCGTGGAGAACCTGCCGATCCTGATCGCGGGGCTCGCCCAGGCCATCCCGGACCTCGTGGCCGTCATCGTCGAGAACCTCCCCACCGTGGTCCAGGGGATCGTGGACAACCTGCCGATGGTGGTGGCGGCTCTCGCAGGGGCCATCCCCGACCTCGTGACCGCCGTGGCCGAGGCGATCCCGGATCTCGTCCAGGTGGTGGTGGATCAGCTCCCCGTCATCATCGACGCCGTGGTGGCCTCCATCGACCCCATCGTGAACGCCTTGAAGGAGGCGATCCCCATCCTCACGAAGGGGCTGATGGACGCCCTTCCGAGCCTCGTCATGGGGCTCGTGAACGGCATCCTGGAGATGATCCCCACCCTGATCGAGCAGCTCCCCGTGGTGGTCCAGGCCATCGTGGACCTCCTGCCCGGCCTGATCTCGGCCATCCTCGGGGCTCTCCCCGAGATCATCACGGCCATCATCCACGCGATCCCCGAGATCGTTGGGTCCATCCTGGAGGCTTTGCCGGACATCATCACCGCGATCATCGCCGCCATCCCCGACATCATCCTGGCCCTCGTGGAGGAGCTTCCTGGGATGGTGACGGACCTGATCGTGGAGATCACGAAGGCCATCCCCGAGATCATCGTGGCCCTCGTCTCGGCCCTCTTTACCGAGCTGATCCCTCGGCTTCCCGAGATCGTGATCGAGCTGGTCACCTCCCTCGCGGAGTCCCTCTGGGATCTCGTCTCTCAACTCTGGGAGTGGCTCAAGGATGCCATCTCCAACCTCTGGGACTCCATCTTCGGGGGCGGTGACAAGAAAGACAAGTCTTCCAACTACTCCGGTATTTCCTTCGTCCCGGCTACCATGCGGGGGGTCACCCTCCACAAGGGCGAAGCGGTGCTCACCGCCCAGGAGAACGCGCGCCGGATGTTCGGTGGGGCCGCCGGTGCCGATCAGTCGAACCCCTCGGCCCCGGTGGTCACCGCCGGGCAGGGTGGGATCGGCCCCGCCCAGGCGTTGGAAGCCCTCTTCGCGGTGGACGGCCGGATCATCGACGGGGTGCTCTTGCGGGCGAACGAGAACGGCCGTGGGAAGGTGACGACCATGATGAAGCGGCGGGCCGGGGTACGCTCTGGGATCAAGACCAGCGGCCGGTTCAAGCTCTGGAGCAAGTAGACGATGGCCTCCTCTCCCTACACCCTCGATCAGCTCCCCGTGGAGGTGCTCCCCATCTTCCGGGTGACCGAGTACCGGATCCTGCCCGGCATCTTCACCGGCGTCACGCTGGACTTCGTGCTGGAGAATCCGCTAAAGCCGGATTACTTCGTAATCTTCAACCCGTCGTGTGCCACGGCGGGCACGGCGGGACCGAACCTCTACGCGGCTCGCGTCATCCGCGACCCCTACGGCGGGTTCCAGGCGCCCCCCTCGGGCTCGTCCAACGTGATCCGCTTCGGTCGTGGTGGCTCGGGGACCGATTGGGTGGGGACCGTGACCGTGGTGGAGTGCCTCCAGCCCACCTCCACCTCGGGCTTCACGTTGAAGGGGACGATGAACCTCTCCCTGGGGTCGATGGGCGGGGGCACCGGGACGCAGCAGTTCGACTTCCCCACCGGGCTTCCCTCGGTGACCCAGGTGGTGCCCGTGGGCGGCCTCTGGGGCGGTGGGATGGACTGCACCGACGCCGGGACCGACCGCTTCCCCTCGGTCTCGGCTCGGCTCACCTGGAACGGAACCCAGCTCCGGGTGCGCCGGTGGGCGGGAGCCCCGAACCTCGTGCAGGCCGCGAACCTCTCGGTCTTCCTCGTCCAGTGGGGCACCGACTGGACGGTGCAGCGGGCCGACATCGTGACCGGCTCCCCCGTGGGCGGTGCGGATCTGAACGTCACCGGGGAGTTCACCACGGCGGCGATTACCTCCGTGGTCCGCTCGCGGAGCTGGCTCTGGACGAGTGGGGGGATCGTGCCCGCCACCACCCCCGCCGGCCAGTTCGTCCTCTGCACCCTCGGTGACGGTGTGAACCAGAACACCACCGAGGCCACGGTGGCGGCGGGTGCCTGGAGTGGGACCAACTTCGAGATCACCCCGTGGGTGCTCACCCACTCCAAGCTCTCCACCCACTGGACTCGGATCGGTTCGGACTCCAGCCTGAACCCGGAGGTGGTGGCCGCCAACCCGCCGAGGAACACCGAGGGCTACCGCCTGGGGGCCACCGTGTGGATGACCACCGGATCCCGGCTCGCTCTCGTGGGCAACGGCGTGAGCACCACCACGCCCGGCACCTACACGGAAGCCCTGCTCTTCCCCATCCTCACGACTCCCAGCCAGCTCGGCATCTTCCGGGCCGACGACAACGGGGCCACGGCCGTCACCGCCTGGGTTCAGGAGGTGGATCTGGGGTTCCTCACCACCTCGACCTCCGCCACCACCACCCCCGGCCCGAAGCAGTACGTGATCCTGCCCGACCTGGAGCTGACGGCCGAGGCCATCTCCTCGGTCACCTCGGAGAGCGGCTATCGGGTGGGGCCGGTGATCCCGGAAGATACCAACTCCGGTCGCTTGTTCGCTTTCCACGGTGGAGACCCCACCTCCAACCCGACCCTCACCTACCGGCTCGCCTCCCACGGGGATCTCGGGGAGGCCGGTTGGGTCTGGCAGGTGGAGGGTGCCACCTATTGGTATGGGTGGAACGCCGCTGACTTCATGTGGGGCACCTTCTCGTGGAACAATCTGACGAGCGCGCGCTACGGGGTGGTGGCCTGCTACTCCTCGATCTACGAGCGGCTCCTGGTTGGCACCTTCCTTGGTGGTGGCTCCACCAACCTCTTCCTCCGGTACCACTCGGAGGAGGACGACGATCCGTTCAACTCCACCTCCATCGGCACGCCCGATCTGGCGACCGCGTACACCACCCCGAAGGCGGACGATGATGCTCTGATGCGGATGATCGAGCTGGATGACGGCTCGCTCCGCCTCCTCGTGCTCGTGGTGGACCCCGACAACAACTACGATTGGGACGTATGGGGATCCCAGGATGGGGGCGACTCCTGGACCCTCGTGGCGAGCCGGATCGTCCAGGCGGCCAACTCTGGGACCGCGCTCTCCACCCGGCCGGTCTCGGTCGCCTTCGCCTCCGCCGGGGATTGGGTCCGCGTCACCTGGGCGGACACCACCGCCACCCTCTTCCACCTCGTGAGCAGCTCTCGCGGGCTCGCCTGGAGCTACCAGGGGAGCGGCACGAGCGCGATCACCACGGGGACCAACGGAGGGGTGGCCGACTACTACCCCCTGGCGATGGTGGGCCGGAACGATGGGGCTGGCACCTTCATCCTCTGGGTCCGGGATGCGACCAACAACTACGAGGTGGACGCCTACACCGTGACCCGCGAGGACGAGTGGGTGCAGGACTTGGACCTGGACTTCTCTATGAGTGCGGGGACCGAGGTGAAGCGGCTGGCGGCGGCCACCACCCCGGATGCCTTCTTCCTCTACGCCCTCACGGATAAGAGCGCCTCCAGCTCCATCGCTTTCCACGCGAGGGTCTACGACCTGGACGATCCCCAGGGGATCCAGCGGACCCTGGCCACCGAGTCCATCCCCCTCGTGGGGATGGGGAAGCGGCCCCACGCCCTCCAGCTCGTGAACGCGGGCCGGGAGATGATCATGGTGGGGAGCTTCCTCACCTGGGACGGCACGGCGGCCTCCACGGGTGTCCTCGTGGCCCGCCTCGCGGGATGGTCGGAGGTGCCCGTCCAGGCGAGCCAGAACGCCGACGGGTGGGTTCCCACCTACCACTGGACGTGCCTGGGCGGGCAGCCCAACTCCTCCACCTACACCTTCCTGCCCCTTCGCTCCTCGGGTGGGCCGACGATCGGGTGTACGGATCTCCGCCTCCAGGTGACTACCACCTCCGGCTATGGCTATTGGGAGTGGGCGGGTGGTACGCAGTGGAGGAAAAACGGGATGTCCTTCGGGGCGCTCCTCCGCGTTCCCAGCTCGGCCACCCTCACCCGGGATCGGAACGTGGGGCTGCGGGTCACCACCGCGCCCTCGGGGCCCACCGGGGTCTCCTTCTCGGTCTCGGCCACGACCACGATGCTCGCCCTCTACGACGGCTCGGGTGGTGGCTCGCTCCTGGCCTACATCGCCACCCCGGCGATCACGCAGTACCTCTACGAGATGCGGGTGGGGCTGGATGGCCCCTACGCGGTCTTCATGGCGGCTCGCCAGTACGAAGGGGTCAAGGGGTGGAAGACCCGGGCCGAGGGGTGGACCCGCGTGAGTGGGACGCTCCTCGGGACGGCTGGGACTACGATGGATCTCCTCCATTGGGGGAACCTCGACTACTCGGGGTCTGGGACGAATACCTCCGAGTGGCGGGAGGCGTGGATCGGGGTGGGATCCAGCTCGGAGCCCGGTCACGTCCTCCAGCAGGCCGGGATGACCTGGATCAACTACCGGGGGCGGATCACCTCCACCCGACCCGCCCGGGTGTACGCGGGGATCGATGTCTTCTGGGGAGGTGGTGGCGGGGCTCGCCGGGACTCCTTCGCCGGAGAGGTGGGACTGGCTCACCCTCGGGAATCCATCTTCGTTGACTCGCCGCGTTTCTACTGGCAGGCGACGGATGGGGCGCAGCAGGCCATCGTCTTCGACTTCGGGGCCGGGGTGGATCCCGGCTCGAACCAGCGGCGGACCCTCCACGAGGCGGCGGCCTTCTTCGGATCGCGGTGCCGTACCGCCCGCGTGGAATACAACTGGGCGGACTCCTGGAGTTCTCCGCTCTACACCTACGAGGCGGACGCCACCCTCCTCTCGGGGATGTACGTGCGGGCGGTGGATGGCCACGCCGTCCTCGTGGAGGTGCCCTCGACCGCGATGGTGCCCGTGGCTGCGGCCTGGGAGGGGGCCTACTTCCGGCTCACGGCTGGGACCACCACCGCCCCGGTGGGGAAGACCTGGAGGGTGCGGAAGCACGGCCCGGCTCGGGATGCCTCCCAGGTGTGGCTCTACCTGGAGAGCGAGGTGAACACCCAGCCGCTCGCCTCCTACCTCGTGAACGCTGGTGACACGGCTTGCGTCTTCGCCCCCAGGATGGCCGTCCGCTACGGCGAGCCGGTCAAGACCCGGTTCATGCGGATCGTGCTTCCCGCCGAGGACGTGGCGGTGAACGGGCAGCACGCCCTGGGAGCCTTCGTGGCCGGGCCGGTCCACGACTTCGATCCTCCGCTGGATTGGACGTGGAAGGACAACCAGGAGCCGAATACCACCCGTTTCACCTCGAAGTCTGGGGTGACGTGGGGCTACAAGGAAGGCCCGGCGCAGCGTGTGTGGCAGGGTCGGATCATCGGAGACGTGACCCAGCGGAACCGCGAGGCCCTCCGCAACCTCCTCCGCGTCTTCTCCTCCTTCGACGTGCGGCCGGTGGCTCTCGTGATCGACCACGCGAACCTCCCGGCGCAGCTCCTCTACGGCTACGTCTCCACGGGGGGTCAGCTCGACAACGAGGGATGGTTCACCGGGGCGGACAAGAAGTGGGTGGGCTCGGGTGACTCGGCCTTCCAGCTCGTGGAGGTGGTGTAGTGGCCGACCTCTCGACCGAAGCGGATTACGACCGACTCCGGGTTCTCGACTTCTTCCGAGTCTCCGACCGGGCAGGTGCCGGATGGCTCGGCCCCGCGTGGATGGAGGCGGTGCGAGCCGACCCCACCCTGGCGAAGGCTCGGATCACGGTGGATCTCGTCTTTGGCCAGGACACCGTGGTTCGGCTCGCCACCGAGAACGTGAAGGTGACCAGCTCGGTCACCGGCCGGGACGTGATCTACCTCCCCCAGCTCCAGGAGGAGCCGGAGGTGTCCTGGACCTACACGGTGGGGAGCGGGGCGGCGGACGTGCAGAGCGCCTCGGTCCAGGTATCGGTCCACCTCGTGCAGCCCGCCCGCATCGTGGCCGCCCGCCGGATGCTCGCGGGCTACGGAGAAGTCTGCCTCCAGATCCCGGGCGGGGACTACGAGCAGCGGATCGTCCTTCTCCGGGGGGAGATGACCGGGGGGCTCTCCTTCGGCGGCGAGGAGGAGATCCTGGAGGTGGAGCTTTCCGACCCGAAGATCACCGCCGACCTGATCGTGCCCCCGTGGGTGGCGGACACCGACCGCCACGCCGACCTCCCCGAGGACTGGAGCGGGGAGCGATACCCGATGGTGTTCAACGGGGGCACGGCTATCGAGTGCATTCGCGTCACCACCGCCACCGGGTGGCCCTCTGGCACCTCCCCGAGCTGGTTGGTCTGCTACGGCCACGGGGTGACGGTGGATACCGTCTACGTGAACGGGGAGGAGAAGGCGAGCGGCTCGACGGACTACCCGTGGGCCGAGGTGGAGGCCGTGGATGCCCTCGGCACCCCCTACACGGAGCTGGCCTTCTCCTTCGTGGCCACCACCTGGGACGACTCGGACTCGGTACACGCCACCGTCACCGCCACCGAGTCCCTCCACCTCGTGGAGATCATCCAGCGGCTCGTCCAGGACTTCTCCGTGCTCGGCTCGCGTGGGGCTCACGCCCCCCTCTTCGGGCGGGCTCGTGGACTCCTTCCTGATCTCCGCCCCCTCGTGGTGATCAACGCCTCGAACGCGGCGGACGAGGCCGGGATCCTCTCCTTCATCGAAGGAACGATGCTGGAGAGCTACCCGATGGTCAGCATGGTCTGGCAGAACGGGAAGTATGGCCCCATCGTGACCGACTGGAGGAGCCCTCCCACGGCCGACCTCGTGGCGAAGAGCCAGGGAGCCGGGGCCGCCTCGGTGGGGCAGTACCCGCTGATCAAGCGAATCTCCGCCGTCCAGGAGGTATCCAAGGAAGACCTCTACAACTACTTCGCCGTGAAGTATGCCTATGATCCGCTGGCCGAGACCTTCAATGGGACGGTGACTCGGACCCCAGCCAACGATCCATCCTGCCGCCTCTCCCGGGACTACGCGGGTGCCCGCACCTACGACACCCTGGAGAGCTACCTGATCCAGACGGCGGAGGAGGCCGACTACGTGATCGACTGGATGGTGGCCCACCTCTCCGCCGCCTCCTATTACGTGGAGTGGGAGGCTTTCCCCTGGATCTTCCTCTTCCTCGTCCGGGGTCAAACGGTCTGGTTCACCGATCCGGAGTTCTCCTGGGAGGCCGAGCGCGCCACGGTGGAGACCCTCGAATACGTCCACGGCCGGGCGGTGGTGGGGCTCCGAGTCTGGCCCGGAAGGAAGCGGCTCGCCACCCTGCGCGGTTCCTCCTCGACCTAACCCCTGGACGGGTTGCGGGTGGGTGGTGGGGAGACGGCCGTGGTAGTCTCGCCGGGAACGAGGAGATCCCCGGTGTCCACCATCCCCCTCCGTGACGGCATCCGTCCCGACGTGGCCCGGCAGGCCATCCAGGAGTTCCTCCACGGCTGGGCGGACCAGCACTTCCAGGAGACCACGGACATCGCCGGGAAGATGATCTCCGGGGAGATCACCCTGGAGGAGGCCCAGACCCGAACCCTCGGGGTTCTGGAGGAGACGGAGGATCGCTTCCGCGACGAGCTTCCCGAGGTGCTGGATCGCCTCTTCGACTTCTCGGCCGCGCCGGGCGGGCCGGTGGGCGCGGCCCTGGAGGCCCTGGATGGGCCCTTCTGGGAGGGCTTCTTCGGTCTCGCGGCCGAGGCCGGGAAGTGGATCTCCAAGGCGTTCACGGTGGACGATCTCGACCGGAAGCGGCTGGCCGCTCGGCTCTCCGCTCGGGCGGGGGAGCTGGAGCAGAAGGCGACCGAGGTGGAGCCCACGAACCCCCGGCGGGCCGCGCACCTCCGCGAGGTGGCGGGTCGGAAGCACGAGCGCGCCCAGAAGATCCTCCTGGCCGTCGGAGCGTAGGGTGACGCCCGAGCAGATCCACGACGATCTTCGTGGCCTCCGCGAGTCCCTCGACCGCTACCGGGACGACTCCCTCCAGGGGCGGGAGAAGCTCAACGAGCGGATCACGGCCCTCCAGGTGCAGGTGGGGGCCATCTCCGCTCAACGGGACTTCGCGGCCTCTGCGATGTCGGCCCTGATCCGCACCGGGATCGCCGACGCCCTGGCGGACCACGAGCGCCGGATGGGGGAGAAGCTCTCCGGGCTGGAGAAGCGGCTGGAGTCCCTGGAGCACGCTCGCTCCAGGCAGGAGGGGATGACCACGGCCGCGAAGGTGCTCCTGGGGCTGGCGAACCTGCCCGGGATCGGCGCGTTCTTCTACCTCCTCGGGAAAGCCCTGGGGTTCGGGACGCACTCGCCTTAGCCTGGAAGCTGACCGGAGAGGTAAACCGTGCAGCAGCCCATCGTCCCCCCGACCATCCCGTTCGACGGAACCGATCCCCTCGTGGCCATCCTCGCCTGGGGGATCATGGTGCTGGCTCGCCGGTACGCCCCGAAGCGGTGGGGCTGGCTCCGCAAGGCCACCCCCGCACTCGCCGTCCTCCTGGCCGTCTTCCTCCGCACGGCCCTCGCGGCCGGGCAGGGGGAGCCCCTCACCGTCCAGGTGGTGCTCCGCGCGCTCGCGGCGGGTGCCGTGGCGGTCTGGGGGCACTCCCAGCTCCGCGAGGTGGTGAAGGCCGTGGAGGAGGGCTCCCCGTCAGGGAAGCCCCCCGAGCCCCCTACGCCTTAGCGGCGCTCCGGGAGAAGCGGCGCTCCCCACCGTTTCCGAGCAGCGAGGGGTACTCCGTCCCGGGGGTGCCCTTGCAAAGGGTGGCCCAGGTGTTCCCGGCCGTCGCCCAGGTGATAGTCCCACCCGAGGCTTCGATCACCTCGTTCGCGAAGGCGATGGGGTAGGTGGCTTGACCGAAGGTGGCGATCTCGGAGAGGGCGGCGGGGATGGAGAGGGTAGTGGTCATCGTGGGCTCCTTGCTCGACGGGCTTCATCGCCCGCACACCTCTCCACTATGACCGTGGTGGAAAGCTGGCGCGGTGGCTTCGCTATTATTTCTCGCGAAAGATTCTGCCCGCCGCCCGCTTGATCGCCAGCTCGGGCTGGGGTATCACCCGGATACCTTGACCCGCCCACCGGCGGATCCGCCTCCTCGGGGAAGCGCGCGATGGCGCGTCGAGCTGGGGGGAGGGCCGCTACCCAGGGATCCGTCGGTGGCGGGCGGGCCACTTCTCCGTAGCGGGAGAGGCGGCCAGCCCGAGTCCAGTGGGACGAGGCACCACCGCCACCCCGCCGAGTCCCCCCTGGTCCTTCCAGCCCCCCTCACCGGCCCCCGTGTCTCCACGGCCGGTGATCTTCCCGCTGGACGAGATGGTAGTTCCGAGGCCGATAGTCGTGGTCGGTGGTGGGAAACCCCGAGGCATCCGCGCCCCACGGGTGGCGATCCATCCGATCCCGAGGTGCGGCGGATGGCGATGGCGCTCCAGTCCGAGGTGGTGAACGCCCCGGAGAAGGCCAGCCGATCCCTCGCGCACGTCCTCTGGTCCGTCGCCTCGTGGGCTCGACGGCGGGTGACCCAGGCCGCCACCCTCGTCCAGGTGACCCTCTCCTACGTGGAGACCGGGGCCGGGGTGGGGAGGCGGCCTGCCGAGTGGGCCCTGGCCACCTTCCGGCGGTGGACCGGGGCCGAGGCGCGGGCCGGGTGGATCTCGGTCTCCGGGCCGGTTCTGGAGGCCACCTGGGAGGCTCTGGAGTGGATCCGTGGGCGGGGGCTCCTCCACCAGCCCGAGGTGGTGCCCTCACGCCTGGAGCCCGCCTTCTCGGTGGACCTCCCGAGCGGGAAGCTCCGGGGCAAGGCCCGATGCGGGTGCGGGGTCCACGAGCACGGGGACCGGGATCCCTCGCTCCTCTTCGACCTCCACCGGGGGCTGGCCACCTGCGCCGTGAGCGGCGAGGTGTTCGCCCTCACCGAGGCCCGCGAGGGGGTGGTAGCCTCTCGCATCGTTCGGGAGATTGTGGAGGAGGAACCATCTCTCTCTCCCATGATCACCAAGGATACCCCCCCAGGCGGGGAGGTGCGGGAGAACACCCACGAGGAAGATCGTGGGGGAGTAGATCGTAGGAGCGAGGAGCGACCTGGACAATCCGACCGGAGAGGGGATGCGGAGGCGGCGGGGAGCCCGGGGCCGGATCCGAGGTGCGGGGGGATCGCGACCGGGCGGCTCTGGCCCTCGGGGCTCGCCCTCGCGCTCTCGCGGGCCACCTCCAGGGAGAGCTGGGCCGGGTGGCAGGAGCGGCGGTGGGGCGGGATCTCGGGGGAGGGCGTGGCCTGGGAGGCGATGGCCTACCGGGAGAGGCGTGGGGAGCCGGCCCGGGGGTGGATGCCCGAGCGCTTCGTGGGGGTCGGGTGGTGGAGGCCCTCGCGGGTGGAGTGGGTGGAGGGGCCCTCGGGGCGGCGGTGGCCGGTCATGGAGCTGGAGGAGCGGGGCACCGGGCACGTCCTCCTGGACCTGGACGACTGCCCCCTTCTCCCTGGCGGTGCGCCCCAGGGGGTGGTGGAGGCGATCCGTGGAGCCCTGGAGGGGCGTGGGATCTTCGGGGAGGTGAGCTGGATCCTTCGCACCTCCTCCCACGGGGTCCAGATCATGGTGAAGCTCCGCCGCTTCCGCTGGGACGTGGCCGGGTTCTACCGCTCGGCGGCGGTCCAGCGGGCCCTCCGCGATGCGGGGGAGAGGGTGGCGAAGATCACGGGCGGGAAGGTGGATCCCTCGGCCTGGGCACCCCGCAGGATGGCCCGTGCGCCCGGGTGGCGGGTGAAGACCGATCCCGAGCGCGCCTCCCTCTGGTACCTCGCGGGCCGGTGAAGAAAGTGAAGATGCCGCCTTGCCGCCTTTCCCGCGTGGGGGTAGAAAGAGAAGGAGCCGAGCGGGAGCCAATCTCCCGGGCGGCGAACGAGCAAGGAAACCCCGGATTCTGGAGCCTACGATGACCACCCCCTCTCCCGCCCCCGTCACCTCCTCCGCCCTGAACGAGAAGGCGCGCGAAGCCCTCGCCGGGCTCGGTGCCCTCGTCTTCTGGGAGATGTCGGACACGAAGATCACCCCCGCCGACCTCCGCTCGATCCTCACCTCCGAGGGGATCCAGATCGAGGTGCCGGACATCGACCCCGAGAGCGCCGTGCGCCGTGCGGCCCGCACCTGGGCGACCGGCCGGGCCGGGACCGCCGACAAGTACCGGGGCGACGTGGTGGACACCGGGAACGCGGAGGTGAAGGTCTGCATCCTCCACCGCGAGGAGACCCAGAGCGGCGCGAAGAAGGCGGCCCGGTGGGAGACCGTGGAGGCCGTCAGCTTCGACCTCGCCACCCGCCAGTGGAGCGCCACCGCCTGGACCCCCGAGACGCGGGGCTTCGTCGCCCTCGCCGACGAGTTCATTCGCTTCCACGATCACAACTTCATCCGCCCGAACGTGGTCCAGAAGCGGCTGGCGGAGATGCGCTCTTTCAGCTTGAAGGCTTCTTCCGGCCTCTGGTACGTGACCCAGGACCGGATGACCGACCTCGCGGCCCTCCAGCGGGTGGTGAGCCGGATCGGGCACTCGCAGATGTTCGTGATCCACGTCGGCGCCTCGGACTCCTCCCGCGAAGCGATCCAGACCGCCGCCCGCTCCGCCCTCGCGGAGACCCTGGCCGAGCTGGAGGGGAAGCTGGAGAGCTGGATCGAGAGCACCCGCAAGATCCGCACCGATGCGATCGACACGACGATGGGCGAGTTCCAGGAGCTGATCGAGAGGGCCGACCTCTACCAGGGGGCCCTCCAGGTGCGGATGGAGGATCTGGCCGCCCGGATCTCCGCCGCCCGGGACCGCGCCCGCGCGATCATCGACGGGAACCTGTCGAGCCACTCCGACCCCGCGACCAAGCCCCTCGGCAAGCGCGCCCTCCAGGTGCTGGAGGCGGTGGAGGCCGCCTTCCCCGCGCCCTCCACCTTCACCGTGAAGGCCCTGGAGGACGTGGTGGGAGCCTCGCCGGGCACCCTCCAGACCCACCTCCGCGACCTGACCCGGATGGGCAAGGTCCACCGCGAGGGCCGGGACGAGAGCGGGGCCATCCTCTTCCAGCTCGGGCCGTCGAAGGATCCCGAGGGTGAGGCGGCGGGCATGGACGACGTGTCCGTGTCCGAGGAGGCCCCCGCCTCCACCCCGGCGGAGGAGGTGGCCCTGCTTCCGGCGAAGGAGCGCGAGGAGGCCCCGCCGGTGGCCGAGCCCGCCCCCGAGGCGACCGTGTCCGCCCCCATCGCCGACGCCTTCGGGCTCGGCGGGATGCCCGGGGTGACCGTCCAGGAGGAGCCGGTGACGGCCCCCGAGGCCGAGGTGGTGGCCGAGCCCGAGGCCCCGGTGCGCTCCACCGTGGTCTTCCCGACGGACGAGGAGCTGGCGGCGAAGAACCGCGACCAGCTCCGGGCCGTGGCCGCCTCCCTGGCCGAGCAGGGGGTGGTGATCCCCCGCGCGTCGAAGCTCGGCCGGGCCGACCTCGCCCAGGCCATCGCGGCAGCCCGCGACGGAGAGGCCGCCGCCTGATCGACCACTTCTCGGTCGGACCCCTCGGGGGTAGGACAGGGGTGGGGGCTTCGGCCTCCGCCCCTTCTGCGCTTCTGGAGCCACCGATGCCGACCCCACGCCCCGACCCCCTGGACACCTCCGTGGTGGAGGTGCTCGTCAGGGCAGCCGAGATGTACGAAGCGAACCCCCGCACCGGCCTCCAGGGCCAGCCCTTCATCTTCACCCTGGAGGGGGAGAGTGGGGAGAAGATCGTCCCCCACCCCGTGGTGGTGCAGGTGGATCCCGTGGCCCTCACGATGGTCTCGGCCTACGGCCCGAAGGCCGTGGAGCAGATGGCTCTGGACTCGGTGCGGAAGATGGCCCAGGGGGTGCCTCCCGTGAAGCTGGCGGCCGTGGGGTACCTCTTCCCCGCCGCCGGGGACTTCCCCCAGAGCCAGGAGGAGGCCGTGCAGGCCGCGAAGATGCGGGAGGAGAAGGCCACCACCACGCCCTGGGAGAGGGAGGGGGTGGTCATGGTGCTCGACGGGGTGGACGGGCGGCGCACCTACGCGGCCCTGCGCGGGAAGGGAGAGGTGGCCGATCCCCTCTCGGCTCCCGCCAGGATGCTCGTGTTCGCCACGCACGTCCCGAAGCTCTACCCATACGATCCTGGGGTTCTTACCCCGCCCGGCGGTTTCTGCTAAATAATCGCGCGAGTCGCCTTGCAGGCTTTCCCGGTGGCGGGTAAGTGGATGGGGTGAGGCCGAGATGGCCCACGCCCACCACGAGCAAGGAGCCTCCGATGACCACCCCCGCCCTGACCGCCCCCGAGACCGCCGCCGTCCAGAAGATCAACGCCCTCCGCCGCGAGCTGGAAGGCGCGGTCCACGAGCGCCGCGACGAGATCGACGCGATGCTGACCGCCCTCCTGGCCCGCCAGCACCTCCTCCTCCTGGGGCCCCCGGGCACCGCGAAGTCCATGCTGGCCTTCCTCCTGGCGAAGGCCCTGGGGGGCACCACCTTCACGCGGCTGATGACGAAGCACTCCGTCCCGGAGGAGCTGTTCGGCCCCTACTCCCTGCGCGGCCTGGAGGAGGATCGCTACGAGCGGAAGACCAAGGGCTACCTCCCCGAGGCCCAGGTGGCCCTCCTGGACGAGGTGTTCAAGGCCAACTCCGCGATCCTCAACGCGCTCCTGACGCTCCTGAACGAGCGGGCCTTCGACAACGGGAACACCCGCCTCTCCTGCCCCCTGGAGTTCTGCCTGGGGATGTCCAACGAGACCCCGAAGGACGACGGGCTGGAGGCCCTCTACGACCGCTTCACCCTCCGCCGGTGGACCAGCTACATCTCGGACGCCGACCACTTCAAGGCCATGCTGGTCTCCGGCGAGCCCACGATCACCGTCCACCTCACGGCGGAGGATCTCGCCACCCTCCGCGCCCTCGTGGCCCGGGTGACCATCCCCGCCGAGGTGCTGGAGGCCATCGTCCAGATCCGCACCGAGCTGGCCCAGAAGGGGATCAAGCCCTCGGACCGCCGCTATCGCTCCCTGATCGGCCTCGTGAAGGCCCAGGCCGTCCTGCGCGGGGCGGTGGAGGCCACCCCGGAGGATCTCTTCATCGCCAAGGACTGCCTCTGGGACCGCCCCGAGGACGCCCAGGAGGTGGCCTCGGTGGTGCTCGCGAAGGCCAGCCCCGAGCTGAACGAGGCCACCCGCCTGCGGGATGCGGCGATCGAGGCGTTCCAGAAGCTGGACCTGACGAAGATCGAGGCGGGCCCGGCGATCAAGGTGCGGAAGGAGCTGGAGGCGATCATCGTCCAGCTCCGGGCGCTCCGGGCGACCCCGAAGATCCTGGCCGTCACCGGGGAGGTGGCGGCGATGGACGAGCAGATCAAGCGGGCGGTGTCGAAGGCGATGGGGCTCTGATCCCCGAGGTGGGGCCGCTCGCGTGATTCTGCGCGCGAGCGGCCTTGCCGCCTAACCCGTGGCCGGGTAATATCAGTGTACCCCGAGCAAGGAGCCCCCCGATGTCTTCCGCCCCCACCACGAAGCGCCAGATCGCCCCCCTCGTCTACTCCACCACCCGCTGGCAGGAGATGCTCTTCCAGAAGCGGTCCAAGGGCCAGCTCCAGTCGGTGCTCGGCAGCACCGCCCAGGCCCTCCGCCTCACCGGCCAGGATGCCGAGAAGGCCAGCGGGCTCGGCCTGGAGGTGTTCTCCCGCCTCTACGACGATCCCGAGAAGATGGAGACCCCGGACCCGGCGGCCCCGTGGGCCCCGAAGGTCCACGACCTCCTGGGGGACATGGAGGAGTTCCGCACCCTCGGAGCCCTCACGGCCTCGGACCCGGACATGGCGGCGATGGCCACGGCGGACATCCTCCGCGCCCTGGAGCCCAAGCTGGGCGAGCTGGTGAAGGACGCGGAGAAGCCCGAGGAGCCCCAGACCGTGGACGCTTTCGGCCGCCCCACCTTCCAGCTCTCCACCTCGGACAAGGTGCGTGCCGTCCTTCGTGGTGCGTGCCGGGATGCCCGGCAGGCCGTCCAGGACGCGAAGGCCCTCCTGGAGGGGATCTCCCCCGGGCTGGGTCAGGCTCCCGCGACCCACGAGCAGGAAGACCCCCGCCGGGCCCTCCTCGCCCAGGCCCTCCTCTCCTCCCCGAACCTCCGCCAGATCGTGGAGCTGGCGGGTCGCCTGGAGCGGGTCGCCCAGAAGGCGAAGAAGCGCCGCACCCGCGACTCCTACGAGGAGGTGGTGGACATCGAGCGCGGCGGGGACATCGGCCGCATCCTCCCGGCGGAGCTGGGAGCCCTCCGGGCATCTCGTGGGCTCCGCCTCCTCACCCTGAACAAGATCGCGGAGCGGACGGCACTCCAGTACCGCCTGGAGGGGCACGAGCCCCTGGGGCGTGGCCCGATGATCGTGGCCCTGGACGAGAGCGGGTCGATGGGGGTCATGCAGAACGGCATCGTCCCGAACGTCTGGACCCGGGCCATCGCGCTCGCGTGCCTTCGGGTGGCCCAGGAGGATCGCCGCCCGGTCACCGTCCTCGGCTTCAACGGAGGGATCACCACCATCCACCGGATGGACGCGGACGGCTCCTGCTACCGCCTCACCGGCGCGGGCCGGGCGACGAAGGAGCCGATGGAGGGTGGCTTCTCCGCCCTGGCCCTGGAGGTGATCTCTCGGGGCTGCGGGGGTGGCACCTCCTTCGATGCTCCGATCCGCTACGCGGTGGAGGCCGTGAAGGGCGCCGAGCGCCCGGATCTCCTCTTCGTCACCGATGGGATGGCGATGGTCTCCCCCGACGTGCTCGTGGCCCTCGGGGTCGCGAAGGCCCAGCATGAGCTTCGGGTCTTCGGGGTGACGATGGGGCACGGTGCCTTCTCGGACGAGGTGAAGGCGGTCTGCGATCACGCGGTGGACTTCCGCCCCGAGGTGGACCGGATCGCGAAGGTCATCCCGGGATGAACGAGACCGCGATCCACGCTCTCCTCCTGGAGGTGAAGCCCCTGGCCGTGCTCTCCTCCTGGGAGCCCGTGGGGAGCCGCCTGGAGGCCCTCTCCTCCGCGATCCGGGGCGTGGGCTCCATCTCCGAGCGGGACACCACCCTCCTGCGCTCCTGGGGGCGTAGGTGGGCTCTCCTCACCGAGGAGGTGCGGGGCTTCTACGCCCGGCACGTCCAGGCCAACGACTCCGAGACCGCCCGGGTGGTGCTCTGGCGGATCCTGGAGGGGAAGAGGGCCGACGACTGGATGATCCGCCGCCTGGAGAAGCTCTGGGAGCAGGACACCGGGATCCAGCCCATCGGCGTCCCCATCGCCCCACTTCTCCGGTAGCCCTCTCACCCGCGCACTTTCTACGCACCTCGGCTTGCGGTCTATCCCGCTACCGGGTAAGCTCTCCTCTCCACCCCCGAGCAAGGAACCGCCCCATGAAGACCTCCGCCGCCCTCTCCCAGCCCGCCACCGACTCCCCCACCCCCGCCGCCTGGAGCTTCGTCCTGGAGCACGCCCGGGTGATCGCCTCGGCGGCTCGCCGCACCTGGAAGGACGGGCGTGTGGACCACGAGGACTTCCACCACGACCTCGTGGTGGACGTGGCCCGCAACTTCTACAAGTTCGACGCCGACCGCGCCTCGGCCGTGACCTGGATCTACCTCCGCGCCCGGAAGGTGAAGGACCGCACCCTCCGCGCGCTCTCCGCCCGGAAGGACCGGGCCCACTCCACGCGCTCCCTCGACGTGGTGCAGAGCGAGGAGGAGGCCCCGATCTGCCTCGGGGTGGAGGCCGGCGAGTACGGCTCCCACGAGGCGATGCTGGCCCAGGTGACCGTGGGGCAGGTGCTCCGCATGGCCAGCCCCCTCCAGGCCGACGCCGCCCGCTCCGCGATGGAGGGATGGACCGGCGAGGAGGTGCGTGCTTCCTTCAACTGCTCCATGAGCGCCCGCAACGATCGTCTGCACCGGCTCGGACGCCGGCTGGAGAAGCACGATGCCCCCTGACCAGACCTCCGCCCTCCTCCCCTCCGAGCCTCCGGTAAACCGGATCTTCGCCACCCTCCGCAAGCTCTGGAAGGACCAGGGGAAGGACCACGGGGAGGAGCGCCGCTTCCAGGACTTGGCCGACAAGCTGACGGACCACCTCGGGATCAAGGTGACCCCCCAGAAGCTGGCGCAGTGGGCCACCGCTTCGGACAACCGCCGCCCCCCCTGGGGCGCGATCTACTGGCTGATGAACGTCACCGGCTACGAGGTGACGCTGACGGTGGGGGGGGGCTCGGGCGCGAAGCTCGTGCGGCCCGCCGCCGGGAAGACCGAGATCCAGCCCACCGAGTAGCCCCCCACGGGGGTACACCCGGGCCGAGAGGTAGAAGTGCCCGAGCTGACCGTGACCGTGGACCGTGTGCTCTCCTTCCCCGACCCCGAGGTGGAGGAGAGACCCCACCGGCTCCTCGTGCGCCTCGTGGAGAAACTCGACACCTCCACTACGCACGTAAATCCAGCCTTCTCCAAGGCCCGCCAGCAGGGGCGGAGGGCCGACCCCGCGAAGGAGCGGATCAAGCTCCTCGTGAGGAGGGAGGGCCGGTGTGAGGTGCCGAGGGGATGCCTCCCGGAGCTGCGGGAGGCCGCTCGGCCCCTCGGGGTCACCCTCACCTGGGATCCCCAGATCGCGGTGAACACCGGCCGCACCCGTACCGTGGAGGAGGTGGAGGCCGAGGCCAGCCGCCGGGGCACCCCGTTCCGGTTCCGTCCCGAGTACCAGCCCGAGATCATCCGCTCGTGCCTGGAGAAGCGCCAGGGGGTGATCGTCCTCCCCTGCGGCGGCGGGAAGACCACCTCCGGCGTCGGTGCGATCCTCTGCTCGGGGGAGGCCGCCCTGGTCCTGGTTCACACCGAGGATCTCCTGGAGCAGTGGGTGGACACCGTGCGGCGGATGGCCGGGGTGGATCCCCGGGTGATCGGCGCGGGGCACCACGATCCCCGTCCCCTCCAGCCTGGGGAGGTGGCGGTGGGGATGGTCCAGACGATCAACCCGAACCTGGAGACCTACCGCCCCCTCCTGGACTCGGTGGGCTTCCTCCTCGTGGACGAGTGCCACCGCTGCCCCGCCGACCTCTTCCGGGCCGTGGTCAACGCCTGCCCCGGGCGCTTCCGCGTCGGGCTCTCGGCTACCCCGAACCGGGCGGATGGGTTCGGCTTCCTGATCAACGCCTTGATCGGCCCGGTGATCTTCCGCCTTCCTCGTGGAGCCATCGACTTGATCGAGTGGGGCTACCTCCGTCGGCCCCTCGTGGTCCCGGTGGCCTCGGGCTACTGCCCCCCGGACTCGGTGCGGGAGTGGAACGTGGCCTGCCCCGAGTGCTCGGCGGACAAGCGGCGGGCGAAGCGAGCCCCCCAGACCCTCTCCACGACCGCCGATAAAGCCGAGTTCTCGGCTGGCCGCCTTTCATGCCGCCGCCTGGGGCGTACCTCGGTGCGGTGTGACTACGTCTTCACCGGGAAGGAGAAGGTGGAGCTGGGGGCCCTGATCCTGGCCCAGGTACAGAGCGACGCGGCGATCCACCCCCATCGGGTGGACACGATGTCCGCTCTGGTCCAGGAGGGGGTCTCCCTCGGGCGGCTGGCCCTCACCCTGGTCAACCGGAAGGACGGGGTGGAGGCCCTGGAGAGGGAGCACCGGGCGCGTGGTCTCCGGGTGCGTGGGGTCACCTCCGAGGTGGAGGACAGGGGGGCCATCATCTCGGGCTTCCGCTCCCGCCGCTACGAGAGCATGGTGGCCACCCAGCTCGCGGACGAGGGGCTGGACGTGCCCGCGCTGGATCTCCTGGTCATGGGCTCGGCGGGTCGCCACGATGGGACGGCCCAGCAGCGCGCGGGCCGCACCTGCCGCCCGGTGGGTCACGAGGTGCCGGTGGTCTTCGACGTGGTGGACGACTACCCGGCCGCTCGGAGCCAGTGGAGGGATCGGGCCACGGCCTACGTGGACGCCTACGGGGTCGAGTGCCTCCCCACCGACCGGCCGATCCCCCTCGGGTGGGCGATCCGCGTCCTCCACGGGCTGGAGGAGAAGGGACGGGACGGGGTGGTGGAGGGGCTTCGGGCCTTTCGCGGATAAAGTGCGCGAGTGACCGCGCCGCCTTTCTCACCGCTGACTACATGATGGGGGAGCAAAGGAGCCCCGATGTCCTACCGCCCGAACGCAGCCCGCGCCGTCCGCTCGATCTTCAACTACGGACCCGCCTCCACCACCGTCTACCCGAAGGCTGGGGAGACGGTCTTCTGCGTCATCCTCGGCGAGGCGGGGGAGGCGCGGGCCTGGACCGACAGCTACGTGGCGAACGCGAAGGGCGATCCGCCGCCGTCATTCATGCGTCGGGTCGGAACCCGCATGGTGTGGAGCAAGGCTCGTGGTCGGGAGTACGACTTCAAGGACGCCGCCGCCGCCGAGCGTGCCGCCCGTGAGTGCTACGAGGAGTGAGGCCCCTGCCCGGACAGATTCTGGCCGGGCCGGTCGCTATCCTCCTTCACGCTTTCCCACCCCAGGGGTAGGAAGGCGGAGGAGTCACCCGATGCCCCCAGCCCGCCCCGCCCGCCTCGTGATCCCCCGCTACGGCGAAGTGCCGGGTCTTCCCGCGAAGGCCATGGTCATCTCCAACTCCGAGCGGATGGAGCTGGGGTGTGATCGTCGGTGGTTCCACCGCTACGCCGAGCACCTCCGCCCCGAGGAGGAGGCCCGCGCCCTCACCTACGGCACCGGGTGGGCCTCGGTCATGGAGGATCTGCACCGGTGGTGGATGGTCCACGACTCGCGGTACCCCGTCGAGCAGGTGATCGGCCTGGGGCCGGATGATCGCAGCCCGAGGGGTTCGTGCCCGTGGTGCTCGGGCGCGGCCCCCACGGGTCGCCGGGCCCTCACCGACAAGGTGGTGTGCGCCGAGTGCGACGGGACCGGGCTCTCCGTCCTCTTCCGCCTCCGCCTGGAGTGGCTCCACGGGGTGAGCGAGGGGGAGGACGCCGAGGAGGCCCACGAGAACGTGGTGACCCTCTTCCGGGCGCTCCGGGGCTACTGCGAGACCTACACCGCGCACCCCCCCACCGACTACCGCGTGGTGGCCGTGGAGGTGGTGGTGTCCGCCCCCATCGTGGACCCCGCCACGGGCAAGCCCTTCCGCCCCCGGCTCCCCCTCGTGGAGGAGGAGAGCGGCTGGAGGCTCGCCGGCCCCGGCGAGACCCCCACCACCTGGGGGAGCTGGCCCTGGTACCAGATCGGGAAGCTGGACGTGGTGCTCCAGCACCGGGTGACCGGCACGCTCTGGATCGAGGACTCGAAGTCCTCCCGCGACCCCTCGGGGTACCTCCGCAACGTGACCGTGGACCCCCAGACCACGGGCTACGTCTGGATGCTCCGCGAGGCCATCGGGGCCGGGCGCGTGGACTTCGACGGGGAGGTAGTCGGGGTCCAGTGGGACGTGGCCTCTTCCGGGCTCCAGCACACCCCCCGCCGCCTCGTGGACAAGCCGGTGAGCAAGACCGAGATCGCCGCCCAGGAGAAGGCGGTGGACGAGGCCCTCCTGGCCCGCCCCGATGTGGCGGAGAAGGTGGCCCAGGCCGCCGTGACGATGAAGAAGAAGGAGCTGGCCGATTACACCGCGAAGCTCCTGACCGAGGGTGAGGTGGGGGCCGAGCGCGCCCGCCGCATCGCCGCCATCGTGCGGTGGAAGCCCCCCGAGCTGTCCAAGGCCCAGAACGTCACCACCCCCTCGTGGCTCTACCTGGAGGCGATCCAGACCTCGGAGCCCACCCCGGACGGGCAGCGGGTCAAGCTGGAGGACTACCAGGAGCACCTCTCGTGGTGCCGGGAGAACGTGGATCCCCGCCTCTACGTGCGGGAGCCCGTGGTGGCCTCCTCCCAGGCCGTGGAGGAGTACCGCTGGGAGATCATCGGGGTCGCCCGGAAGATCGCCGCCTCCATCGTGGCCTCGGTGAAGGCCGACTCCCCGGAGCGGCTCGCCGTCGCCTTCCACAGGACGCCCCTCTGCCGGAAGCCCGGCGGCTCCTGCCCCTTCGTCTCCCTCTGCGCCGGGGGTGACCCCCAGGAAGCGCGGTCGGAGTTCACCACCTCGGAGGGCCTCCGCTGGGAAAGGCCCGAAGCCCGCAAGCCCGCTACTTCCAAGGACGGCCCCAGCACGTCCGATGACCTGGGATTCTGATGGCACTCACTCTCGTCTCGGCCGGTTCCACCTCGGCCGTCTGGTTCAAGATCCTCCTCTACGGCAACTCGGGGTCCGGCAAGACCTGGAGGGCCTCGGGGGCCCGGAAGCGCGGTGACACCCGCAAGGTGCTCGGCCTCCTCACCGAGGCCAACGGCGTCCAGAGCGCCCGGCACGCCAACCCGGATCTCCTGCTCCCGAGCTGGCCCCTGACCCAGAAGGTGAAGACCGGGGAGGGGAAGGACGGGAAGGCCATCATGGAGGAGAAGCCCGTCCTGGATCCGCTGACGGGCCAGCCGATGGTCCGCCACTACGCGGTGAAGATGTCCGAGGTGCGCGAGGTGATCCGGGCGGTGACGAACCGCGAGATCCCCGACCTCGATACCTTCGTGATCGACGGCTGGACCGAGATCCAGGCGATGATGAAGGACGAGATGCTGGAGATGAAGCGGCAGGCCGTGGAGGAGGGCCGCGCGAAGAAGGAGGCCCTGGTGTTCTCCAAGGCCGATTGGGGTGAGCTGGGTGAGAAGATGCGCCGGGCGATGCGCTCCGTCCGCGACCTCCCGATCCACGTCGTGGCCACCGCCCTCGCGGAGGTGGAGACCGAGGAGGAGGGGGAGAAGACCACCCGCTACACCATCCCCAGCTTCCAGGGCCGGAAGCTCGCGAACCAGATCGCGCAGTTCCAGAACGTGGTGGCCTACTGCTACACGGTGCGGACCCGGGACGCGAAGGGGGTCACGAAGATCGGTCGCCTCGCGATGGTGGAGGGGCCGGAAACGATCCTCTGCAAGCCCGCCCACCCCCTCGGCGGTGTGCTGGAGATCCCGGTCTCGGAGTGGCTCGACCTCCTGGCTAAGCCCCCGGCGGACGGTGCCCCGGTGGGCCGCGAGATGACCGAGGAGGAGCGGAAGGCCCTGGAGGAGGCGGAGGCCGAGGGCGCGAAGCAGGCCGAGGAGCGGAAGGCGAAGGAGGCCGAGAAGGAGAAGTCCGAGCCCGTGGACCCCGACGCCCCCCAGGTGGACCTCTCGGCCGGCCAGGAGCCCCCGAAGGAGGGCACGGGGAAGGAGCAGGGGGAGAAGTCCACCACCCGGATCCAGCGGAACCGGGGGCGGTAGCCCTTCACCACGAGCCCCGAGAGGGGTAGATCACGAGGGGGGCGGTCAGGCCGCCCCTCCGCAAGGCAAATACCACCCAAGTCAGCGAGGCAACTACGATGTCCGACCAGGAATGGACGGGGGAGATCAACCCCGACGACGAGAAGTACGACAAGGGCGGGGACACCCGCTACTGCAAGGCGGGCCGCAAGGTGCTCGTCCCGCTCGGATACGAGCGGTGGAAGTCCTCCAAGGGGACGCCGATGGTCTCGATCATGTACCTCTGCGTCGTCGACCTCGTGGAGGGCGGGAAGGACGTGGGGGCCGTGGTCTGGCGCAACTTCGCCCTCTCCCAGAACGCGGTCCAGTTCTTCGCCCGGTTCGCCCGCGCGATGAAGCACCACTCCCCGTTCAACGTCTTCAAGGACGCCGACGTGCAGGAGATCGTCGGCAAGGGGGCCTGCATCGGGAAGGTGGAGGTGGAGAGCGGCGACCGCCGGGACGGCAACGGGAAGTGGGAGCGGTCGGAAGTCAAGTTCTTCGACCCCTTCGACGGCGATTGGGAGCCCGATTGGGACGCCATGGTGGCCGAGGGGGAGGAGAAGTGCTGGGACACCTACCTGAAGTTCCGCGCCGAGAACCCCCGTGGAGCCCCCCGGAAGAAGAAGGACGGGGAGAGCGGGGGCGGCGGGGGCGGCGGCTACCACCCCCAGGGGCCGGACGACGACATCCCGTTCTGATCCCCCGAGTGGGGATGGAGGCCCGGCCGCCCGCGTGGTGCGCCGGGCCTCCGGCGTTTTTGCAGGAGAGCCACCGTGAGCGATTCTGCCCGCCCGCCCGCCCTCGGGGTGGACCCCGCCGGGAACGGGGCCGCCGTCCTTCTCCACCCTGGAGGCGCTCGGGTTCGAGCTGCCTGGGTCTGGACGGAGCGGAGCCGAGCCGGGTGCAGGGTCTGGGAGTTGGTCTCCGCCCAGGATCGGGACGGAGCCTACCGGGTGGTGACCCGGCGGGCCGTGGCCCCCTTCGGGGCGCTCGGGGAGGTGATCCGCGAGGAGACCCGTGCTCTCCTCGGCGGAGTGGCCTACGCCCTGGCCGGTGAGAACGCGATCGTGGGCCGGGCGATGGACACGAGCATCGTGATCGCCAGGAACGCGGGGAGGGTGCTCGGCCCCCTGGAGGCGCTCGCGGTGGGGCAGGCGGCCGAGTGGGTGAGGGCCACCGAGTGGAGGAGCGAGATCCTCGCGCTCAACCCGCACACCCCCCGCGAGGAGGCGAAGGCCCACGCGCGGAAGTGGATGCCGATCCGCATCCCCTCCCTCGTGGAGGTGGCTCGCCTCGTGGGTGACCCAGAAGACCTCTACGATGCCAGTGGGGTAGCAGCATGGCTCGACGCGCGACTGTCCAGGCCGACCTCTTCGCTCCCAGCCCGGAAGCCCAGCGGGCGAAGGCAGAAGCCCTCCGCGAAGGGGCCGGCCAAGTCCTCCAGGCGTGGGTGAGGTACCAGGAGGCGAGGGGGGCCCAGGTGAGCCCGACCGAGCGGCGGCTGGAGGTGATCGCGAAGGCGATGGAGGCCGGCGAATACACGGCAACCCGGCTCGTGGTCTATCTCCGATGGGTCTTCACCGCTCCCGCCCGGTGGCCGGGGTGGATGCGGAAGCCGGGGCACCCCTACCTGGAGGTGGACAACCTCTTCCGGCGCTCCCACCTCCAGGAGCACCTCCAGGAGGCCGAGGAGTGGGCTCGGGCGCAGGGAGAGGAGGGCGGGGTGGTGGCGCTCTACGGGGACCGCTCCTACACGGGGTGAGGCCGACAAGAGCGGCTCCACGGGGGTACACCACGGGGTGAGAGGTGCCCGTGGCGGAGTGGCTGGACGAGATCAAGGCGAGCACGATCCCCCAGGTGGCCGACCGCCTCAACCTTCGTCGGGGGAGGCACAACACCTACGGCCCCTGCCCGCTGTGCGGGGCCGAGAAGCGGTCCAGCTCGGACACCCGTGGCCCCGTGGGGCTCACCGGGAACCAGAAGGGGGCCCACTGCCACGCCTGCAACGAGACGATCGACATCGTGGATCTCGTGTGCCTCTGCCTCCAGGGGAAGCGCGTGAAGGATCTGGGGGGTGGCGAGTGGGCCGCGTTCCGGTCGGCCTGCGAAGCCAGGGGGCTCGTGAGCCACGAGGCCGGGGGTAGCTCCAGGAGCCGGGCCGCCTCGGCGGTGAAGCCCCTGGGGGCCGCCGTGGACGCGATGCTGGGGAAGCCCACCGGGGCGATGCCCGCCGCGAAGAAGCGGGTGGTGCGGACCCTGGGGGCGGCGGGGGATGGCACGGCACCTCCCGAGGAGCACCACCCGAAGGGAGGCGGTGACGGGGGCAAGGGCTTCGCCTGGGAGCCCGAGACCTACGCCTCCTCGGCGGAGGTGATCTGGACCGAGGCAGGAGCCCACGTCCTGGCCTACCTCCACTCCAGGGGCTTCACCGACCCCACGATCCGGGAGTGGAAGCTGGGAGCCCACCTCGTGGTGGAGGAGGGCCGGGTGGTGGAGGAGTACGTGGTGATCCCGCTCCCCGACCAGCATGGCCGGCCGATCAACTACCGCTTTCGGTCGGTACCCGGGCCGTGCCTTCGGTGTCCGCCCGAGGCCCTCTCCCCGGAGTGCCCGAGCTGCAAGGGGACCGGGCAGGTGGCGAAGAAGTACCGCCCCTGCACGGGCCGCCCGCTGCCCCTCTTCGGCTCCCACCTCCTCTCCCCGGATCGCACCCTCCCCGTGATCATCCTGGAGGGGGAGCTGGACGTGGTGGCGGCCTGGGAGTACGGCTACCGCGACAACGTGGTGACCTCGACGGCTGGGGCGGGCACCTGGAAGGACGAGTGGTCCGACCTCGTGGAGCCCTACGACGCCTTCATCCTCGGTCACGACTCGGACGACGCCGGGAACGCGGGAGCGGAGAAGGTGGCCACCTCGCTCGGTCGCTATCGCTGCTCCCGCCTGATCCTGCCCGAGAAGGATCTGGGGGGGTGCCTGGAGAAGGGTCTGGGCGGGGACCGGGTGGAGCGGGCGATGGAGCTGGCGAAGCCGATGGTGGGGACGAGCCTGGAGAAGGCGGACCACTACGGCACGGCCCTGGAGGACTTGATCGACAACCCGCACAAGCTGAAAGGGGTGGCGACGAAGAGCCCGAAGCTGAACGAGAAGCTGGGGGGGCTCCGTCCGGGGCTCACCGTGGTCACCGGGGACACCGGGTGCGGCAAGACGACGTGGAGCACCTGGATCGGCCGTGGGCTCGCGGAGGACGGGATCGGCTGCATGATCACCTCCTACGAGCAGAAGCCCGTGGGGACCGTCCAGAAGCTCCTGCGGATGGAGATGGGCGACGACTTCACGAAGCGGACCCGGGAGGAGCGGCTGGCGGCCCTGGAGAAGCTCGGCCGCCTGCCCCTCTGGATCCTCGATCACTACGGACACATGGGCTTCCAGGAGGTGCTGGACTCGATCCGCTACGCCCGCCGCCGTCACGGGGTTCGGTGGTTCCTCGTGGACCACCTCGGGTTCCTCGTGCCCGAGGAGGAGGACGACGAGCGCCGGGCCGTGGAGAAGGTGATCCGGGCCCTGGCCCTCCTCGCGAATACCGAGGAGATCATGGTCTGGCTTATCTGCCATCCCTCCAACTCCTACGTCCAGGAGAGGCGCCGGGTCATGCTGAAAGACTTGAAGGGGGCCTCCGCCATCCGCCAGGACGTGAGCGACGGGATCGTGATCGAGCGGGGGACGGTGAAGAAGACCACCCCGTGGTGCCACGCGATCGTCCACCTCGACAAGGTGCGCTCCGAGTTCGGCCAGGGCGGGCAGTCGGTCACGATGCCCTTCGACCCCATCGCCCTCCACTACGCCGACAGCCCCTCGAACCTCCCCACCTACAAGGGGGGCGGCTTACCCGTGGACCCGGACTCGATCCCGGTTTAGCGTTCGAGTGAGATTGCCCCCTTCACCGGCGACGGGGTAAGGGGTAGAGGCATAGAGCGGGGAGACCCCCCGGCCAACCTCCCAGGGAGTACCCGATGAACACGATCCTTCTCCTCCTCCTCGCCGCCGACGCCGAGGGCACCGGCATCTTCAAGGGCTTCGGCGGGGTCCGCAAGCAAGGCTCCGACGACGCCGGGATCCAGGTGGACCTGACCCTCTACTGGCCCATCCGCACCTCCGCCGAGGCGAAGGAGCTGGACGCGGTGATCCCGGGGGCCTCCGCCGGGTACGCCGACCGGGACAAGCGGGACGACGACGACCCCGCGAAGTCCGACCACGTCTCCACCCGGAAGTTCCAGGACGACTCCCGCCACGTCACCCTGAACCTCGTGCAGGACGGCGGCAAGGGCGGGGGCCGGGTGATCCTCTCGGACCAGAGCTGCTCCGTCATCTCCGCGAGCTTCAAGACGAGCAAGAAGGCCGCAAGCTACGAGGTGAAGGTGCGGGTCTTCGGGCTCACCGCGAAGCAGGTGGGCGACATCGCGGAGGGGCTCACCCAGCACGTCGGCATCCACCTCGTGGCGGATCAGGCCGACCTCTTCTCCGGGAAGGGCGGCAAGGTGGTCCGCATCGACGAGCACCGGAAGGCCGTGGCCGCGAAGGTGGGCCAGCTCGTCACCGGCAAGCTCTCGGCGGGCGGCGAGTTCTCCGGCATCGTGAAGGAGATCGTCCCCCAGGCCGAGGGCGGCCCCGCGCTCCTCACCGTCGAGGACATCGGGCCGGTCACGATGGAGGTGCGGGCCGACCAGATCATCTCCGCGCTCAGCGTGGTCCACCCGAAGGGGAAGACGATGGAGTGGGTGGTCACCTCCTACCAGGAGAAGGCCGGGAAGAAGGGCACCCGCCAGACCTGGGCGGCCATCGTGCAGGCCCTCGGGGAAGTCCACGCCCAGGAGCTGACCCCCTCCGAGAGCTGGACCATCTCCGCCGCCGTGGTCGAGGCCGCGTCGAAGATCAACGTGAAGGCCGCCGAGACCGAGGAGGAGGAGGACGAGACCGAGACCCCCGAGGGGGAGGCCGCCGTCCACTGATCGGCCCCCGAGGCCGGTTCCGAGGGGCTCGCCGGTGGCGGGCCCTTCGTGTTTCTGCCCTTCACGCCTTGCCCGCCCAGGGGTACCTCCTGGGGTACCCGCCCCATCGGGGCCTGCGAATAGCGAGGAAGCCAGAATGCTCGGAAACATCATGGGCGCGAAGACGGTGGAGGAGGCAACGGCGTGGGTGTTCTCCGAGGAGGGCCCCATCCGCTCCCAGGGGTTCGAGGTGCGCCCCGCCCAGCGGGAGCTGGCCCTGGCCGCCGCCCGCCGCATCGACACCCGGAGCGGGTGGGCCATCGGGGAGGCTCCGTGCGGGACCGGGAAGGGCATGGCCTACCTGATCCCCGGGATCATCGCGGCCGTCCGCGCGGAGATCGCCTGGGGGGCCGGGGAGCGCCCCGAGGGGGAGGGGAGCTTCCGCAAGCTGGTGGTGAGCACGGCCAACATCGCCCTCCAGGGCCAGCTCGGGAACAAGGACATCCCGGCGGTGGCCAAGCTCCTCGGGGTGGAGGTGCGGGCGAGCCTCTGGAAGGGCCGGAACAACTACCTCTGCCTGGAGCGGGTGGAGGAGGCCGCGATGTCCCTGGGGTTCGGGGATCGCTCCGTCCACCGGCTCGTGGACTGGACGAAGGAGCCCGGCTGCTCGGGGGACAAGGAGGATCTGACCTGGGATCCGGGCTTCGCGTGGTCGAAGCTCTCGGTGGGCTCGGACGAGTGCCACGGGAAGAAGTGCCCCCACTACCGGCCCGGCCAGGGGCAGGGAGCCCCGGCCCTCTGCTTCGCGGAGCGGGCTCGGGTGGGGGTCATGCGCGCCCACGTCGTGATCGTGAACCACCACCTGCTGGCCGTCCAGCGGCCGATCCCCGCCGTCCTCCTGGCGGTGGACGAGGCCCACGAGCTGGAGAGCTGTATGCGCTCCGCCGTGAGCGGCTCGGTGACCGAGCGCGGGGCCAGCTCGCTCGCCTCCAGGGTGGAGAAGGTGCTGGGGCCCGAGGAGGCCCAGAAGGTGCGCGAGCCCCTGGAGCACCTCTTCCTCACCATCGGGGCCTTCCTCGACGCGGCGAACGCGCGCTACTCCCACCCCATCCCGAAGGACTGGCACCGTGGCACCTTCGCCACCGAGTCCCTGGAGGGTCTCCGCACGGTGGCCAAGGCCCTCGGGAAGGCCGCTCGGCAGGCCACCGACGAGAACGAGGCCGGGAAGATCGAGATCCTCGCGGACAAGGTGGAGAACCTCTACGTCCGCGCCTGGACCCTGGCCGCCGGGGAGGCCCATCCCTCCCTCGGGGGCTCGGCGGAGAGCCCGTGGGCGGTCTGGGCGGACGTGAAGAACGAGGAGAACCAGAAGACCGGCCGCCGCGAGAGGAAGATCACGGGGCAGATGGCGCCGGCCGACGTGTCCCACTTCACGATGGCCATGCAGCGGGCCTACCCGGCGGCCCTCCTCACCTCGGCGACGCTCGTGGTGGATCGGAAGTTCGACTACGCCAGGGACACCCTCGGGCTCGGCAAGCTGGGAGCCCCGGCGGAGTTCGCGGAGGTGGAGGTGCCCGATCCTCTCGGTGGGGAGGGGGCCACCCGGAAGGAGCGGCGGCAGGTGGCCGCCGCCGGCCCCGTGGAGGAGCTGGCCCTGCCCTCGCCCTACCCCCTGGAGACGATGGGGGTGCTCGTGGTCCCCGCCGACTGCCCGAACCCCAAGGCCCCCGGGTGGGAGGAGTACGCGATCCGGGCCGTGCGGGAGATCGTGCGGCTCGCCCAGGGGCGGACGCTCGTGCTGGCATCCTCGTGGAAGATGATGGAGAAGTACGGGGCGGCCCTCACCTGCTCCTCGGATCAGCCCTACCCGGTGCGGGTCCAGGGGCAGAGCGGCAGGAACGAGCTGATCCGGTGGTTCAAGGAAGAGACCCACGGGGTGCTCGTGGGCACCCGCTCCTTCTTTCAGGGGTTGGACGTGCAGGGGGAGAGCTGCTCCTGCGTGGTCATCGACCGGGTGCCCTTCGACCCCCCGGGCGATCCGCTGGAGGAGGCGGTGGGCGCGATGATGGAGGCCCGCTTGAAGCGCCCGGGGGCGGCCTTCTACCTCCGCTCGCTCCCGAAGACGTGCATGGTGCTCGCCCAGGGGGCGGGCCGCCTGATCCGGTCCCAGACCGACCGTGGGGTGGTGGTGTGCCTCGACAGCAAGGTGACCACCGGCGGGATGGCGGATACGCTCCGCGCGAGCTTCCCGCCTTTCCCCATCTCCCGCTCCCTGGCCGACGTGGCGAACCTCCTGGAGGGCCGCCCGCTGGAGGGCCGGCCGGTCGCCCCGGTCGCCTCCACTCGGATCACCCGTCGAGGACACACCCATGCCACCCTCCCGTGAGTACGAAGTCGTCCCGGTGGACGCCGAGAACATCGAAGACGGCGTGAAGGACCGCAAGCTGGCCGCGCTCCGGGCCCAGGGCTACCGCGTGGTCAGCTCCCTCGGGGTCCAGCATCGGGGGAAGGCGTGTCTGGCCCTCGTGCTGGAGCCGCCCCTGCCGAGCGAGGCTCCGCCCGAGCCCGATCCGCCCCCGCCCGTCGTCCTGGAGCCCGCCTCTCGTTTCGGGTGGAGGGAGATCGCGGTGATCCTCCTCGGTGCCATCGTCCTGATCGGGCAGATCGCCCAGCTCCTCCGGTGAGCGCCCCGCCTGGGGCCGACCTCGGGCGGGGGTGGACGGAGTGGCTCTACGACCATCTCCCCGCGAGCTGGCACGTTCCACCCCTGCGGCCGAGCTGGATCCCGGCGGTGGCCGCCGCGCCCGGATGGTCCGTGGACTACCGGATGGTGATCGGTGGGAAGTGGCCCCAGCCGGAGGGGGTGGTGCTCTACGGCCGGGTCCAGCCCGTCCACCCCCTCTCCCTGGCGTTGTGGAAGGCCGCGATGGCCGCTCCCGGGTTCCTCCTCGTGGCCCGGACTCCCGGGCTCGGGAACGGCGCGACCGGGGAGCGCCCGGACGAGGTGCGACGCTTCGACCCTGCCACCCCCGAGGTGGCCCTGGAGTGGATCGACCGCGAGGCTCGCCGCATCCACGAGGAGACCCGCCCCGGCGTTCCCTACGTGCCCGGGAAGGAGCACCGAGCCCGCTTGCGGGCCGAGCAGGAGGCCAAGGTCGTCAGGGCCGCCCAGGAGGCGGAGGAGCGGCGGAGGGCCGAGGAGCTGGCGAAGGCCCAGGTGGCGAAGCAACAGACCGCCTTCACGGTGCGCCGTGGCCATCGGGTGCCGGTGAAGCCGTAGAGACCCCCTCTGGAGGGGTACACCCCCCAGGAGCGAGGAGAAGGCCGTGGTGGTGCGCTGGGAGCCCGTGGTGCTGGAGCTGGAGGTGTCGGCCTCCGCTTGGGACGAGGCCGTGGCCGAGGTGGAGCGGTGGAACTGCGCTCGGTTCAAGGGAGAGCCGTGGGTCACCCTCTCGGCCGACGAGGCCGTGGAGGCGCTCGCGCACTACGGCTTCGCCCCCCTCGTGCGGGGGCTCTTGAAGCAGGGGGCCCCCGCCCTCTCCATGAGCCTCCACCTCGCCCCCAGGCGGGCGGACTCCCCGCCGAGCCCCGTGGCCTCCTCCGCCAGGGTGAGGGAGGAGCGGGTGGCCCTCACCATCTCCGACCGGGAGAACGGCTCGGTGCTCTTCGCCATCTCGGGGTCCGTCCCGCGAGCCCTGGAGCGAGCCGCGAAGGAGCCCCTGGATCGGGCTCGTGCCGCCGCTCGCATGGCCCTGGTGTCCGCCGGAGTTACTGAATGACCCGACTTCTCCTCTTTCTCTTCCTCGTGGGGTGCGCTCCGTACCACCACCACCCGAGGCATCGCCCACGCCCGCCGTGCGGGCCGTGCCATCCTCCGCACCACGTCCACCTGGAGCCCTGATGTCCGAGACCACGAACCCCCACGAGCGGCACGGCTCGGCCACCGACGTTCCGGGTGAGATCCTCCGTGGGGTGGGCGGCTACCCGGTCACCGAGAAGATGCGATGGTGCACGCCCCTCTGGCTCTACCGGGCCCTGGACGCGGAGTTCCGCTTCGACCTCGACGCCTGCGCGGAGGACGGGTGCCATCTCGCCCGGCGGTGGATCACCCACGAGGAGGACGCGCTGGTGGTGGACTGGCGGATGAAGTTCCGCCAGCGGTTCGGTGGGGAGCGGGACGACTACCTCTCGGGGGAGCCCACCCTGGTCGAGCTGGACCCCGAGGAGCGGTCCCCCGTCCGCACGGCCTTCCTCAACCCCCCGTGGGCGGCCAACGGGCTTCCCGAGTGGATCACCGACCGCCACCCCTACGGCCTCACCGAGGCGGAGTCCGCCGAGTACCTCGCTCGGTGGGAAGCGGATCGCGCGGCCGGGCGCACCCGGAAGAAGCGCGCCCCCTTCAACTGGACCGCCTTCCCTGGGACGGGGGCCTTCGTGGAGCGCGCCTGGGCGATGTCCCGCCTGGGGGTCACCTCGGCGGTGCTCCTCCCCCAGGCGATGGATGCCGCGTGGTTCAAGCCCCTCGTCATCCTCGCGGACGAGCTGCGGGTGGGCCGCCGCTACCGCTTCCTGGACGTGAGGGGGCAGGAGGGCCCCCAGCCTCCCGGCGGGCACATGCTCCTGGTCTTCCGCCCCCACGTCCCCGCGAAGGGGTGGCCGGGTGGACCGAGGGTGGAGTGGGACTGGCGACCGACGGGTGAGCCGTCGTGATCTACGTCCGGGTGGAGCTGTGGCCCGGTGGCCGGAAGGAGAACCGGGAGATCCTCGGGGAGGGCTTCATCGTCAACGATGGTGCCACCTCGGGAAAGAGCGGCGGTCAACTCGGCCGCTATGCCGCGATGCTCTCCAAGCGCGGGGGCTTCAAGCGCGGGACTCCCGAGAAGCCGATCCAGGACGTGTCCCTCTGGAAGCAGGGGGAGGTGGGGCCCTTCAAGCGGAAGCAGGGGGGAGGGTGGGATCTCCTCCGCATGGTCCTGGACACCCTTCTGGAGGGGCGGGACTTCCGTGGGAAGGAGGAGGAGGAGCCCCCGAAGCAGGCCCCCCTGGCCTTCAAGGTCCAGCGGACCCTCCGTCGCACCGAGCCCGGCTATCGGTGCTCGGTCTGCAAGCGCCCCGTCTTCCCGAGCCCCGGGGGGCTGGTGTGCTCCGAGGGGCATGGTGGGATGGAGGAGCCGATCCCACCGGACGAGAGATAGCCGTGAGCCGACCCACGCTCTATCTCTCCAACTGGAGCCGCCCAGGCCACCACGGCCCAGGCCGGAAGGTCTCGGGGATGGCCCTCCCGCGCTCATGGGAGGTGGGGGACGGCCTCTGCGACGTGGTGGCCCCCGACCCCGAGCTACTCCGCCGGGTGAAGGGCGGGACGATGGCGATCCGGGAGTACCTCGTGGCCTACGAGGAGCGGGTGGCCGCCCGAGCTGATCGCCTCCGCCCCGGGGTGCTCGCCTTCGACGCCGTGGCTCCCAGGGGGCGGTACCTCGTGGCCGATGGGGACTCCCTCCTCTGCGCGTGCGCGGCCCCGGCCACCGACCCCCTGGCGGCGCTCTTCGCCCTCCCAGACCTCTCCAGGCATCCGTGCCACCTGGAGGTGCTGGCCCCCTTCCTGGCCCTCCAGGGATGGTCCGTGCGGCTCTACGGGGTGGAGCTGGAGGTGGTGGCGGGGGTGGTACACCGCTCCGGTCGGCCGTACACCTGGGAGCCCCTGTAGACCGGTCTCACCTGGGGGTAGTACGGTGGGAGCCGGAGAATCGTCGTGAGCGGTGTAGGATTCGAGCGCGAAGACTGGATGCTCTTTCGCAACGTGAACACCCTGGGTCAGAAGGCCGGGGTGCCCGCCGACCGGCTCGCCGCTCTGATCGTGAAGGAGCTGGTGGACAACGCTCTGGACGCCGGGGCCTCCGTCACCCTGGAGGGTGGTGAGGACGGCCGGTACACGGTCACCGACGACGGCCCCGGGATCCCTGGCACCGACGAGGAGGTGGCCCGTCTCTTCTCGATCCGCCGCCCCCTCCAGTCCTCCAAGGTGCTCCGCCTCCCCACGCGCGGAGCCCTCGGGAACGGGCTGCGGGTGTACCCGGCCCGGTGCCGGTTCCGTGGCTTCTCCGAGGAGGTGGAGACCGACGGCTTCAAGCGCCTCACCGCCCACCTCCAGGCGAACGTGTCCGAGCTGGTCAAGCACACCGAGGAATAGCCCATGCTTCGACTTCTCTTCTTCTTCGGCGATTGGCTCACCTCGGAGCGGACCTGGAGCTACGATCCGATCCTCCTGCACGGGAGGTGGATCGAGGCGGAGCACCGCTACGAGCCCTCCCTGGGGCACCTGATCTTCATCGACGGGATCCCCGACGCCTTCGTGGTGAGCCGGAAGCTGATGGCCTCCCAGAACGTGATCGTGGCCCGGCTCACCCTCCGGGCCTTCGTGCGGGCCTACCTCCGAAACTGGATGATCTCCGGCTGGTACGCTTTCCTGCGCTTCACCTTCTGGGCGGGCTTCCTCGACCTCAACCCCTGGGATCTCCCGAGCGTGAAGGACTGGCGGTGGGCCTTCTGGAGGCCGAGGGTGAAGGAGGGCCCGCCGCCCCTCCAGCTCCCGCCCGAGGTGAAGGCCCAGGTGGAGCGGTTCACCGCCGCCGTCCGCCGGTGGGGGTGGTAGATGGCCGAGGACACCCTGATCGAGTGGACCCGGCACACCTTCAACCCGTGGAGCGGGTGCGAGAAGGTGAGCAAGGGGTGTGCCTTCTGCTACGCGGACGCCGCTCCCCCCTCCTGGCGACGGTTCGCGGAGTGGGGGAAGGGGAAGCCCCGGATCCCGGCCTCGGAGAGCTACTGGAAGATGCCCGAGCCCGTGTCCTGCACGGTGGCCGAGTACCCGGGGAACCGGCAGGGGCTGTGGACGCTCCCCGCTCCGGTGGAGCGCCGGGTGCGCGAGCTGCTCCCGAGGGCCGCGTGAGCCCCGCCCTGGCCGTGGTGCCCCGGCCTGCCGAGGAGCACCCGAGCGTGCAGGCGGCCCGTGCGTGGCTCACCTCCTCCAGGCCGGGGGAGCTGCTCACCGAGCGCGCCCGCCTCGGTGTACGGCCACCGCCCTCGTGCCCTTCCACGAGATGCCCGTGCTGGGGTGTGCCCTCCACGAGGGACACGAGGAGGCAGACCACGTCCACTACCTGGACGCCGAGAGGTGGATGGAGTGGAGGGTCACCGAGGGGGAGCTGACCCTGACCCTGCGCGATGATCGGTGGCGGAGGTATCGGTAGTCGCACCCCGTCGCACCGGGGTCGCACCTCGGGTTACCCTACCAGCGGACTCCGGGCCTATCTCGGACGTGGAGAGCTACGGTGCCAACCCCCCAGAAGAAGGCTGCCCAGCGGAAGAAGAAGGCGGCCGAGCCCACCGCGACTCCCCCGCGCGACTCCCCCGCGACGGGGCCGCAACCCCCCGTGGAGGAGCCGGTCACCCCCCAGCCCGGCCCTGGCCACTTCCAGCGGCTCCCGGAGGAGAGCGAGGCCGAGCACCGAGGCTTCCTCCTCTGGGCGATGCAGCAGCCGTCCCTTCGCTCCTACCGGCTCACCGCCCGTGCCGCCCAGGTGACGGACACCTCGGTTCGACGGTGGGCCGAGCGTCGGGGATGGTCCGCCCGGGTGGAGAAGCTCACCCGCTCGGATGGTCTGGCGTGGCGCGCGTGGCTTAGGGATTACGCCGACTCGGACGGTCTTTCCGGCATCTCCATCGTCCAGGTGAACATGAAGCTGGAGGGGCCGTTGACCCCCCTGGCCTACCTCCGGTCGAAGCTCTCCGGGGGGGCGGACCCCACGAGCTACCCGAAGGACTCGGCGGCCCGTGCGGTGCTCGACGCGGCGGCCGATACCTCCCGCCGGGTCATGGGGGACCGGCTCCCGGGGGACGAGGAGGACGAGGAGCCCCTGGACCCAGCCCTGGGGGCCGACCCACTGGCCGGGGGGGATACCGGGGAGGGTGAGGGGGCCACTAACCCGGTGGGAGGCAAGCCCGTGGAGGGGGGCGGACGAGGCCAGCCCGTGAGCCCTTCTACTCCGGCGACGCCCCCCCCAGGGTCGCACACCCCCGCGACCGCCCGGGAGGAGGCCCTGGACCCCACGGCGAAGCGGGGCCGGGTGCGGGAGTTCCGCTCCCTCGTGAACACCACCCTGGGGATCTACGCCCAGGACGTGAAGCACACCCTGAACCCCAAGCAGTTCCCTACCGGGAACGTGGTGCGGGTGACCCCGAAGGACGTGCCGGTGCTGATCGAGCTGGCGCAGGCCCTGGAGGAGATCCCCGAGGCCGCGAGCGGAGCCCAGGGGCCGATGGAGAGCGTGCGGGTGAGGATCGCCCGGGAGCGCGGGGAGGATGTCCTGGAGGCCCTCGGGCGGGACCACGAGGAGATGGGGGTGATCCTGGAGGCGCTCGCCCAGAAGAAGGCCCAGGAGGCCGAGCACCTCCGCCAGGAGCTGGCTCGGGATCGAGGAGGTGAGGTGGTGCCCCTTCGGGAAGAGGCGGGGTGAGGGGTACACCCACCACGAGGTGACCGATGCCTGATTCCGAGAAGAAGAAGCCACGCGCCCCCCGCGCGAAGAAGGAGCAGCCGATCATCGCAGCTCGGGTCGCCATCCGGGTTGACGGGATCGTGGACTTCACGGCCGAGGTGACCGCTCGTGAGATTGACTGGAGCGCCTACGCGCCCCTGAATCTCCTGCGTGTGACCGCTTCGGCTCTCGCGGAGATCGCGAGGCTGAACCGAGAGTGGTGGATCGGGAATGGTGGACGTAGGGCCGACCTCCGGGGGGCCGA